ACTTTCACACCGTTGGCAGCCAAGCTGCCGGTGGTCTTCACGTTGATTGCCATGTTGGCTCTCCTTTGGGTTGCTGCGCTTTCGGACCATCCGGTTGCGCAGTGGTTGCACTGTAGCACTTTTCTGTTTAAGATGTCAACACCCCATGAAAAATTATCTGGAAGGAATGAAATGAAGACCCAAGAGGCAATTAACTACTACGGCAGCACGAAGAAGCTGGCCGACGCACTGGGCATCTGGCCCCAGGTGATCTACACATGGGGCGAGACCCCTCCGATGGGACGACAGTACGAGCTGGAGGTCAAGACCGAGGGAGTGCTGAAAGCAGATCGGGAGCCAGTAAATGGCTGATCCATTTAAGATCGACAGCCCGACATGCATCAGCTTCAGCGGTGGGCGCACCAGCGCCTATATGCTGTGGCGGGTGCTGCAGTCAAACAGTGGATTACCAGACGACTGCGTTGTGATGTTTGCCAACACCGGCAAGGAGGACGAAGCCACCCTGCAATTTGTGCGCGACTGTGGAGAGCATTGGGGCGTGCCCATCACATGGCTGGAGTGGCAGGACGCTGAAGAGCCACGCGACCGTGTGCGAGTGGTTGACTTTGCTAGTGCGGCAAGAAATGGCGAGCCATTTGAGGCTCTGATCAGGAAAAAAAATTACCTGCCGAACCCAGTGACCAGGTTTTGCACAGTCGATCTGAAGATCAAGCCATTTGCCAACTATTGCAGACACCACATAGGGTGGGATGACTGGGACAACATGGTCGGCATCCGAGCCGATGAGCCTCGGCGAGTAGCCAAGATCAGAGCCAACCCGTCAGACGGCATGAAGGGTATTCACCGACTTATGCCCCTTGCTGATGCCAATGTGACACGTCAGGACGTGGCACAGTTCTGGGCCAAACAGTCATTTGATCTTGGGCTGCCAAACATTGGCGGCGTGACTTATCACGGAAACTGCGACCTGTGTTTTCTCAAAGGCGCGTCGCAGATTTTGTCATTGATCGCAGAGAAGCCAGAGCGTGCAATTTGGTGGGCAAGCCAGGAAGGATCAATTACAAATCCTGGAATCACGGGGGGGGAGTACTTCAGGAAAGACCGACCCAACTACTCTTCAATGCTGAAATTTAGCAAGGAACAACGAGACATGTTTGACAAAAATGAAGAAGCCATTGCGTGCTTCTGTGGAGACTAAAAATGGCTGACCTCTCCAAAGTACTCGGTGGGCCTTGGGCACCACCACCAGAAAAGCTCGTCGCACCACCAGAAGCCCAGCTCATTGATGCAATGCGTGCGGCAGGGCTTGAGACACCAGAAGAAATCCACTTCGATGGCAAGCTGCACCGGTTCAAGTCAGGGACCAAAGGCAGCGCCAAGACAGGCGACAAGTCCGGCTGGTATGTGGTCTTCGGTGATGGTGTTCCAGCAGGCCGCTTCGGCTGCTGGCGCATGGGGTTTGAATCACCCTGGCGTGCTGACGTTGGCAGGAGGCTGACAGCCACAGAGGAGATGGCCCACGCCAGGAGGCTGGCAGAGGCTAAGGCATTGCGCGAAGCAGCCTTGGAAAAGCAGCACGAAGTGGCCGCGGCGACCGTGGAGGCGATCTGGACAGCGGCCCAAGCAGCCAGCCCCGATCACCCGTACCTCAAGCGAAAGGGCATCCAGGCGCACGGTGCCAGGATCACAGGAGACGGAAGGCTGATCGTGCCCCTGTTCGACAAGGATGGCGCACTGGCCACCTTGCAGTACATCGACAGCGAAGGAGGAAAACTCTACCACCCAGGCGGCGAGGCCGGTGGAAAATTCTGGATGGTAGGCTCACTGGATGAGCCTGGCGTGATTTATGTGGCAGAAGGGTTTGCCACAGCGGCCACGATCCATGAGACGACAGGCCGCCCATGCGTGGCCACTTACAGCGCCAGCAGCTTGGTGCCGGTAACTGGTAGTCTGCGCGACATGTTTGGAATTGGACAGGACATTGTGATCGTCGCAGACCACGACAAGCATGGCGTTGGACAAAAGTATGCCGACCAGGCGAGCGCGAAATTCGGTGCCAGGGTAATCATCCCACCAATCGAAGGCATGGACGCCAACGATTATGCCCAAGCAGGGCATGATTTGGTAGGCCTGCTGGTGCAGCAAACTGGCTCAGCCGTGATCGACAAGCTGCAGGTGGTCTTTGGCGACCAGCTCGGCAGCGATTACGAGGCACCAGACGAGCTGGTGGAAGGCCTCATGACCATTGGCAGCTCGGTGGTGGTCTACGGCGACAGCAACTCAGGCAAGACCTTCTGGGCGCTGTCGGTGGCCACGGCCATCGCAACTGGCGAGGACTGCTACGGCCGCAAGACCGACCCCGGCCTGGTGGTCTACCTGGCCAGCGAAGCCCCGGCCAGCATCCGGTCGCGCATGCAGGCTATCAAGAAGTTTCACGGCTGCAGCCTGGAGAACCTGGCGATGGTGCCGGTCCCGATGAACTTCTACGCTGGCGACCAGGATGCCCACGACGTGATCGAGCTGGTGCGTGCCATTGAGGTGGCCAAGGGCAAGCCGGTGCGCCTGATCATCGGCGACACGCTGGCCAGGATGAGCGCCGGCGCGAACGAGAACAGCGGCGAGGACATGGGTCCAGTCATGGCCAGATTCGACCAGGTGGCCACGGCAACAGGCGCTGCCATGATGATCATCCACCACAACGGCAAGGACGCTGCCAGAGGCGCTCGAGGCTGGTCCGGCATCCGAGCGCACATTGACACCGAGATTGAGGTCTCAGAAAAGGACGGCACCAGGTCTGTATCTGTCACCAAGCAGCGCGAGCTGCCAAGCAAGGGCGAGACGATCTACTTCAAACTGGAGGTGATCGAGATGGGCACGACCAAGTTTGGCGGCCCAGCGACTACCTGCGTGGCCGTGCCAGACGACGATGCGAATGCCACAAAACACCACAAAAAACCTACAAAGCACGACGAGAATGTGCGCACGGTCGAGCGTGCATGGTGGGCATCAGGTGCAGAAGAGCGCGAGGGTTTACCCTACATCAGCAGGTCTGCGCTGCGTGACTTGCTGGTCAATGATGGAGCGTCAGAGCGCACCGCCAAGAACAAAACAGAGGCATCCAGATCAGACGGATTGGTCGCACAATTGCTCAACGCAGGCACACTGGAGACGTTCGAGCATGGCTGGATTTTCATCAACCAAGCACAGGCGAGCGCAATGCTGATGCAGAAAAATGCCCCAAAAAATCGCCCCTAAATGCCCCTAAGTGCCCCTGGGGTGGTTAGGGGCGATAGGGGCAAAGTGTCTTGACTCTGCCCCTAAAACCCGCCCCGCCTCTACCCCCTTTTAGGAAGGGGTAGGGGAGGTAGGGTAGGGGCAGATCATGATGCAGAATTTTTTTTAAAGAACTTGCCAATGATGAGCCTATAGGGATATGATGCTTAACCTATAGGACAAAGGAGCAAAGCATGAAAACGTACGGTGGAAGAATTCCTGATGAGGCCGATGGATGGAAGTTGAAAGCGGAAATCAGGGACGAACATCAGAAGTGGTTTTTGTTTGAGAAGTCGCAAGCACACACCGATGATTGGGTGACTTACAAAGTCGTCGCAGATGGTCGAGTTGAAAAGAAGGCAAATTATTGGGTTGTAAAAAATGTTAAAACAGGACAAAAAGCGTACCCAGCAGACATGGAACTGATGAAACAACACAGGCCAAATTTGTTTAAGCAGGTTGGAGTTTTTTTATGATCCAGCAACTTGACACACCAAACTTCTCAACTTGGCAGCACGACACGCTGGCCAAGTTCGCAGCCGAGGTCTACATCCGACTCCAAGATGAGCAGGCCGCGAACGAGCAGCTCAGGCTTGACCTCAAGGACGCCATGAGGATGGCGAGAAAACAAATTCTGGAGGACAATCGGGTATGACCACGAAAACCCACAAACTAAAAGGAGCAACCATGAAAGCAATCATCATCGCAATTACACTGATGGCGACAGTCGCGCAGGCTCAGACCACACGGTGTGTCAAGAATTGGGACGGAAGCGTGACTTGCACTACGGTGCGTGGTGGGGGGTTTTGAATGGCAGCAAAGCCAAATCCAGCCGATAAGGTAGAGCAGTGGCCCATCGAAAAGCTGGTGCCCTACGCCAAGAACTCGCGCACCCACAGCGAGGAGCAGGTGGCCCAGATCGCGGCCAGCATCCGTGAGTGGGGCTTCACGACCGCAGTCCTGGTGGACGAGTCCGGCAGCATCATTGCCGGTCATGGTCGCGTAATGGCGGCTCGCAAACTCGGCATGGCATCATTGCCGGTCATGGTCGCGGCAGGCTGGACCGATGCCCAGAAACGTGCCTACGTCATTGCTGACAACAAGCTGGCGCTGAACGCTGGCTGGGACAACGAGCTGCTGGCGCTTGAGCTGGGAGAGCTGGGTGATCTTGGGTTTGATCTGGACTTGGTGGGGTTCACAGATGAGGAGATCGCGGCGCTGATGCCGGTGCAAGGCACAGACGGCCTCACCGATCCTGACGATGCTCCTTCCGTGCAGGAAAACCCTGTCACGGTTCCAGGCGACGTCTGGGTGATGGGAAAGCACCGGCTGATGTGCGGCGACAGCACCAGCGTGGATGCGATGGACAAGCTGCTTGCTGGGCAGTTTGCCGATCTTGTTGTCACAGACCCGCCTTATGGCGTCAGCTATGCCGACAAGAATCGGAGTCTGAATGCGTCTGGCCGGGGAAATAGAATTCAGACTCCGATTAAAAACGATCACTTACAAGGCAACGAACTGAAAGAATTTTTCCTTGCAGCGTTTTCTTCAATGTTTGTCGCAATGAAACCAGGCTCACCGTTCTACGTGTTTGCGCCACAGGGCGGTGAGCAGATGATGATGATGATGATGATGCAGGAAGCGTGCCTGCCTGTGCGTCATGAGTTAATTTGGGTGAAAAACAATCACGTTTTGGGGCGTGCTGATTACCACTACAAACACGAGCCGGTGTTATATGGATGGAAGGATGGGGCAGGCCATCCTTGGTATGGCGACAGAAACAAATTCAGCATCTGGAACGTTGACAAACCAATGCAGTCAAAACTGCACCCGACAATGAAGCCTGTCGAGTTGGTAGAGATTCCGATCCAGAACAGTAGCAAAGGACACGATGTAGTTCTTGATCTGTTTGGCGGCTCCGGCACAACCCTGATCGCAGCCGAGAAGAACGGCCGCACTGCCTTGCTCATGGAACTGGACCCACGCTACTGCGACGTCATCGTGAAACGCTGGCAGGACTTCACAGGCAAAATCGCAGTTCACGCAGAAACTGGACAACCTTTCGCGGAGGTTAAAGATGGCAGCACGAAAACCCACAATTGAAAAATCGGTTCTAAAAAAGCCGGATGGCCGGAAAAACAACGGCGGTGCACGGGAAAACGCTGGTCGGATGGCCTTCGAGCCGACCGACGCAGAGCGCAAACAGGTCGAGGCAATGTCAGGCTACGGCCTGCCAATCGAGCAGATCGCAGTCCTGGTGCGCGGCGGCATTGACACCGACACGCTGCGCAAGCACTTTGCCACCGAGCTGGTGGCAGGCAAGGCCAAGGCCAACTCTGGCGTCGGTCGGACCCTGTTCCAGAAGGCAATGGGCGGCGACACGGCGGCCATGATCTGGTGGTCCAAGACTCAGATGCGGTGGGCAGAAACCCAAAAGCACGAAGTTACAGGCGCTGATGGTGCGCCTCTGGAGTTCAGGGAGATCAAGCGCGTGGTCGTCAAGGCATGACCGTCCTGCAGCTCCAAACCCCAGAATGGGCGCTGCCTCTGATGGAGGCCAGCCGGTACAAAGGCGCATGGGGTGGACGCGGCTCCGGCAAGTCCCACATGTTTGCCGAGCTGATGATTGAGGCCCACATCATGGATCAGAAGCGGCGCAGCGTCTGCGTGCGCGAGGTCCAGAAGTCGCTGGCCCAGTCTGTCAAGCGCCTGCTCGAGACAAAGATCGAGCAGATGAACGCTGGCGCTTACTTCGAGGTGCAGGAAGCCGTGATCAAGTCCAAGAAGGGCGACGGCATGATCATCTTCCAAGGCATGCAGAATCACACAGCCGACTCTATCAAGTCGCTGGAGGGTTACGACTGCGCATGGGTGGAGGAGGCCCAAAGCCTGAGCCAGACCAGCCTGGACCTGCTGCGGCCAACCATTCGCAAGCCCCAGTCCGAGCTGTGGTTCACCTGGAACCCTCGCCAGCAGACCGATCCTGTCGATCACCTGCTGCGAGGCCCAACGCCTCCGAAGGACGCCACAGTCCTGAAGGTCAACTTCACCGATAACCCGTGGTTCCCAGACGTCCTGCGCGACGAGATGGAGTACGACAAGCGGCGCGATCCGGACAAGTACCAGCATGTTTGGATGGGCCAGTACCTGACCAACAGCAGCGCCAGGGTCTTTAAGAACTGGAAGATCGACGAGTTCGAGGCACCGCGAGACGCCATCCACAGGCTCGGCGCTGACTGGGGCTTCGCCATTGATCCGACCGTGCTGGTGCGCTGCCACATCATTGGCCGCACCCTCTACATCGACCACGAAGCCTACATGGTGGGCTGCGAGATTGTGAACACGCCTGAGCTGTTCATGACCGTGCCAGAGTCCGAGAAGTGGCCCATCGTGGCTGACTCGGCCAGGCCGGAGACCATCAGCCACATGAAGAAGAACGGCTTTCCCAAGATCATGACGGCGGTCAAAGGCCCGAAGTCGGTCGAGGAAGGAATTGAGTTTCTGAAGAACTACGACATCGTGGTTCACCCACGCTGCATCCACACGATTGACGAGCTGACCCTTTACAGTTATAAGCAAGACCCACTGACAGGTAAGATTCTGCCGATCCTGGAGGACAAGAAAAACCACGTCATCGACGCCTTGCGATACGCCTGCGAGGCGGTGCGGCGGTCCAGTGCGGCCAAGCCTGCCGTCTTCACGCCTTTGCCAAACGTAAAGAAGTGGTGAGACAATCGCACAAATTGAGGAACTAATTATGGCCAGAATCTCCAACGACCAGCGCCTTGCCAACCTTCATACAGAAGCCATGGCGCAGTTCGACGACGTTCAGAGCGCACTGCGCGACGAGCGCCTGCAATGCCTGCAGGACCGGCGCTTCTACAGCCTGGCAGGAAGCCAGTGGGAAGGCCCACTCTGGGACCAGTACGAGAACAAGCCAAAGTTCGAGGTCAACAAGATCATGCTGGCCGTGATCCGAGTGGTCAACGAGTACCGCAACAACCGGATCACGGTGGACTTCGTTTCCAAGGATGGCACCGAGAACGACAAGCTGGCCGAGGTCTGCGATGGCCTGTACCGTGCCGACGAGCAGGCCTCCGTGGCCGACGAGGCCTACGACAACGCCTTCGAGGAGGCGGTCGGCGGTGGCATCGGAGCCTGGCGTCTGCGCACGGTCTACGAGGACGAGGAAGACCCAGAGGACGACCGGCAGCGCATCCGCATCGAGCCTATCTTCGACGCTGACAGCTCGGTGTTCTTCGACCTCGGTGCCAAGCGCCAGGATAAGTCAGACGCCAAGTTCTGCTTCGTCGTCACCAGCATGACCCGCCAGGCCTACAAGGACACCTGGGGCGACGACCCGACCGACTGGCCCAAGATCATCCACCAGTACGAGTTCGACTGGTGCACGCCTGATGTGGTCTACGTGGCCGAGTACTTCAAGGTGGAGGAAAAGACCGAGACCATTCGCATCTTCCAGGCCATCGACGGCACTGAGGAGCGTTACAGCCAGGCCGACTTCGCAGCCGACGAGACCCTCGAGGACACGCTGGCCGCCATCGGCACCCGCGAGATTCGGCAGAAGAAGGTCAAGCGCAAGCGCGTGCGCAAGTACGTCATGTCCGGTGGCCGAGTGCTTGAGGACGCTGGCTACATCGCAGGCAACTGCATCCCGATCGTCGTGGTGTATGGCAAGCGGTGGTTTGTGGACAACGTGGAACGCTGCATGGGCCACGTGCGGCTGGCCAAGGATGCGCAGCGCCTGAAGAACATGCAACTCAGCAAACTGGGCGAGATCAGCGCACTGTCCAGCGTCGAGAAGCCGATCCTCACGCCTGAACAGGTGGCTGGCCATCAGGTCATGTGGTCCGAGGACAACCTCAAGGACTACCCGTACCTGCTGATCAACCCGATCACCGACCAGAACGGCAACCAGGCCGTCAGCGGTCCGGTGGCCTACACCAAAAGCCCACAAATCCCACCGGCAATGGCCGCGCTCCTGCAGATCACCGAGACTGACATGCAGGACATCTTGGGCAATCAGCAAGGCGCTGACAAGATGGTGAGCAATATCTCCGGCAAGGCCGTCGAGATGATCCAGGCCAGAGTCGATGGCCAGGCCTACATCTACATGTCCAACTTTGCCAAAGGCATGAAGCGCTGCGGCGAGATTTGGCTCTCGATGGCCAGGGACATCTATACCGAAGAAAAGCGCAAGATGAAAACGGTCGCGGCCACTGGCGAGGCTGGCATGGTCGAGCTGATGCAGCCATCCGTCGACCAAGAGACCGGCGAGGTTGTCATGCAAAACGACCTGTCCAGCGCCACCTTCGATGTGATCGCAGACGTTGGCCCGTCCAGCTCGAGCAAGCGCCAAGCGACCGTCAGGGCGCTGACCGGAATGCTCTCGATCACGCAAGACCCAGAGACCGCACAGGTGCTGACGGCGATGGCCATGATGAACATGGAGGGCGAGGGCGTCGGAGATGCCAATGCCTACTTCCGCAAGAAGCTGCTGCGCATGGGCGTGGTCGAGCCGACCGAGGACGAGGCCCAAGAACTCATGGCCGAGATGCAGGGCAAGCCACAAGACCCGAATGCCATGTACCTCCAGGCCGCTGCCGAGGAGGCCACCGCCAAGGCGGCGCAGGCCCGTGCCAACACTGTCAAGACCGTGGCCGACGCAGAACTCAGCAGAGCCAAGACGCTCGAGACGCTCGGCAAGGTTGACGAGACAGCCCAAAACATGGCGCTCACAAATGCAGAGGCCGTGCAGGAGATTCTGCGTGGCCAGATCATTCAGCCTGTTGTCAGGTAAATGAAAAAGCGCGAGAATGTGATAAACG